ACTACCTTCCAGGATTAGAAGAAGCTAAGAATTTTAATCCTGATTTGTATACCGATATGGAGCTGTATCAGGCATCTCTGAATCCAGCCGAGCGGTTAATGTTTGATATTGAGGTCTATCCAAATTACGCTTTGTTTGCCTTTAAGTCTGTTTTGACCGGTAAGGTAGTATATCTAGAAATAGATGACAATGGGCTTTTATATGATTTATTTGATGTTCCTAAGTTAGATTGGATATTACATAACTTCTGTATAGTCAATTTTAATGGTTTGTCTTACGATTTTCCGGTGACTACCTTGGCACTGGCTGGTAAATCTGCTTCAGCATTATGGGAAGCAACCTGCATGATTATCATGGGCGGCGCAAGGGAATCCGAAGTATACAAACATTATAAGACCAAGCGGTTAAAGATTAATCAGATAGACTTGATAGAATTGACTGCCTTAGGTCCAGGATTAAAAGTATGTGCTGGTCGCTTGCACGCTCCAAAATTACAAGACCTACCTTTCAAACCCGGAACTATTCTTTCACCTGACCAAATTCTTATTCTTAGACGGTATTGCATTAACGACCTTGACAATACTGCTATTTTGCATCATGCGGTATCACCGCAGATCCAGTTACGCGAAGCAATGGGTGCCCGGTTTGGCATTGATCTAAGATCCAGTTCCGATGCACAGATGGCTGAAGCCATTATATCCAATGAGGTAAAAAGAACCACCGGTCGCAAATTCTTAAAGCGCACTACCTTACCTGAGGATACCAGTTACAATTATCTGATTCCGCAATTCATTAAGTTTCAAACTCCATTAATGAATCATATCCTGGACATAGTACGAAATTCTGCCTTTTGTGTGGATAATTATCTGGGTTCGGTAATCATGCCTCCGGCCTTGGAAGAGCTGATCATTGAAATGGGTAACTGTAAGTATAAACTAGGTATTGGCGGTTTACACAGCCGTGAGAAGAATGTTGCTCATGTTGCGGACGACTTATATTTTATTGCTGACACAGATGCTACTTCCTACTATCCGAGACTTATTCTTAATGCAGGTATCACCCCTGAAAACTTAGGCAGGGACTTCCTCACTGTCTATGATGGGATAGTAGTCGAGCGAGTTAATGCTAAAATGGCAGGTGATTTGATTGTTGCCGAATGTTTGAAAATTGTGGCGAATGGCACATTTGGTAAACTAGGCAGCAAGTGGTCGATTATGTATGCCCCTAACTTGATGATTCAGGTTACCCTGACTGGGCAGTTGTCCATTTTAATGCTAGCCGAACGTTTTGAATTGGCAGGAATAGAAGTAACCTCAATTAATACCGATGGTATTGTGGTTAAATGTTTACGCAGCATGGAAGATGGTTTCAAGGCTATTGTAAAACAATGGGAAACAGATACCGGCTTCAGCACTGAGGAAATACGTTATAAAGCGACTTATAGTCGGGATATTAATAACTACATTGCTGTTTATGAAACCCCTCAAAAGGGTCAAATTTTTAAAACCAAAGGTGCGTTTGGTAAAACATCCCCGAAGAAGAATGCGGTAACTGAAATCTGCGTAGAAGCGGTTAAAGATTTTATTGCTCATGGTAAACCGCTAATGACCACAATTATGGAATGTCGCGATATTACCAAATTCACCAGCATGCGCCATGTTTCTGGAGGTGCCGTTAAAGGTGATCCTGTTGAGATAGGCAAGCCAGTTGAAAGTGGTATATACTTAGGTAAACTTATTCGCTGGTATTATGCCAAGGGCGAACAAGGGGATATTATATATTGTAAAACTGGAAACAAGGTAGCACTTACCAATGGCGCCAAACCGTTAATGAATTTACCTGCTGAATTTCCAGATGATGTTGATTACGATTGGTACGAGAAGAATTCCCGCAAAATCCTGGTTGATATTGGTTATCTATCCCCTGAAAACAAAGAAGATGACGTAGACGAAGAATTAGACGAAAATGACTTGCCAGAGTAATCTAGTTAGACTATAATTTTAATCATTAAGTAAGTAGATTAACTTTTATAGGAGAAACCAAAATGAGCACCGATTCCAAAGAACTTGAAAACGTAATGCGCCGTATCCAGAAATTGCTAGCCATCGCAACGGATGATCGTGCCAATCCAAACGAAGCTGCTTCAGCTGCAGCCATGGCTGAAAAAATCATGCGTAAGTATCAATTGGAACATGCAGACATCATCGTGGCATCATTAAAAGCAGGTGAAGATTTATCCACAGAAGACGTAGTAGCTAATGCAAAAACCAATGATACCAAAGCACTAGCGGTTCCACCTTGGGTCAATTCGTTAGGAGTACAAGTTTCTAAACTAACAGAAGTAGGAGTTCGCCTTGCCTATACTAAAAATAACGAAGCTTGTATTCGATTCTATGGTTTTATTTCAGATGTTCAGTTGGCATCCTGGACTTTAAATTATTTAGTCAGCACTACGCTTCGGCTTTGTAAAGAATTCAAAGAAAGTCCATTATACACTAACCGCCGGTCTTTACATGATTACCGCCAAGGCGTTGTGATAGGCATCGGTAAAGCTATTGCTAGTCATATTGAAGCTAAGAAAGCAGAAGCAGCCAGTGCAACCGGCACCTCTTTGGTGATAGTTAAGAACCAGGTTATTTCCGAAAAGTGGGGCAATTCGGTTTTCAATACCGGAACTCGGAAAATATCAGTCGGCAATCACAGCTCACTAGATCAAGGTATTATAGATGGTAAAAACGTAAACATTTCAGGCAGAATCTTAACCGGTGGTTCAAATTCAACTTTAGCAATTGGAGTGAAATAATGAGTGACGAAATAGAGGTATTGAATGCTCTTAAAGCCGAGCAGCGCAACCGCCGTGACCACAAGGCGGTAATCAATGCAGATGTATTGAAGGCTTCGAAGCTACCCTTTATCGAACAAAGTAAAAACGTATTTCGATCAGATTTGCGAGCAGGTGTTGTTATGTATTATGCATCCAGTGATAAATGGCAACACCGTGGAAAAGTATATCAAGGAACAATCGAAGAATTGATCACCTGGATAAGGAATAAAAGGATGCAGGGATGAATGGACATTCAGAATTTCTCTTGGGCATTTTCTGCTTTTTAATTTCACTTATTCTGATTGTGGATATAGCGTTATCTCTGCCTATTTATGATACCCCAATTCAGAAGCAGAATACAAATAAGTGTCATTAACAGGTGTATTTTAGACTAATTTATTTTATAATTAGTCTTCTAGTAGATTAATTGCAAAGGAATCAAAATGGAAAAAGATTATTTCGTACCTAAGATATTAATTGTAATATTGTGCATGCTGGGCATTGGCGGTTACCTGGATAAAGATGCTCAAAAAGTAGACGATTCTGAATATTGTGAAATGGTTAAATTGCATATTTCCAACGTCAACTTAGGATGGCCGGATTATAACGGCAATTACAACAAATTATGTAAGGTTAACCCTGCCAAATAAAAGCGACCTGGGCTACTTATACATGAGACATACGGTAGCCTAGGTTTTGTAACAAAGTTAATTAAACAACGTACTCAACAGAATAGTGTGAACCGCCGCCAATGCGAACACCTGCATATATTAAACTAGCTTTCCATGCTGATACACCTGAGCAGATACAAGCCTCACGTAACACCTGGTCAGCTTTGATGCGTGGTATTAGCCCAGTTGAATACAGGTAATCATGCACTACGCCAGCCTCGTCAGCAATGCCATTGAGCAGCAAGTAAATTACTGGCAAGCGTGGAATGCTGGCCAAGTCTGTAACGAATCCCATCGGCACGGTTACAATGCACCCCAAAATATCAGACTGATAAGAGAATGGGTAGAGCAGCTTAAACAACTGCCGCCCATCTCTATTTTTCAGCAACTTACCCGCTGAATCTGTCATGTAGTCCAGTTTCAGCGGTGAAAGAAACGCGCTCATTTTGCTACGTCTGCCGCGTTCATAGCTGCCCATGCATTATGCGTAGTCATGATTGTTTGTGTAGTCGCCGCCCACATATCCATAACGGCCTGATCAGATACTTGCCCTGCTGTATTAGCTTTTAATGCAGCTTGCATAACGGGCATAATTGCATTGATAGCCGCTACTGCTGCCGCTGCCTGTGGGCTGGTTGCGCTTGCAACTGCCAATGCTACGGGTATAGCTGCGTTTGCTATTGCGTCAGCTTGTGGGTTTCCTGTGTTGATTAAATCGCTCATTGTGCACTCGCTTTCATTGCTTCGATTGTTGCTAATGATGTTATGGCTTGTGTTACTTTTGCCGCTGCTTCCGCTGGATTCGCTGGCAATATGCCCGTGCAAATTGGTGTAATCTCGCTGTCCACTAATGTGATTTGCGTTATCTGCGACTGGTTTAGCTTGCCAGCTACTCGAAGTTGTAACGCCGTTGCAAAGGCTACGCCATACGCGCCACACGCCTCGGCATACTGTAATTGCGCTGCGCGTGGGTCTGCGTTCGGTGCTGTCGCGCATCCTGCCAGTGCTAATACTGTGATTAGTAATAATGACTTCATTTGGGTAACTCCTGTTCGGGTGGTTGAATAGTGGGTGACTCTCTTAAAGCCACACCTATGACGGTTACTACTGATGATGTTACAAAAGTTAGATATGCGCCACGTATAGTCGGGTCTATCCAAGCCATGAATGACCATACTGAAAATCCAACTATACCAATGACCAAGTATATTGCTTGTCTGAAACTCATGTTATTGAACCTCCTGCCTTCAGATATGCTGTCTTCAGTGAAGTATAGCTATTTTCATGTTGTCCATAGCCAGCACCGGGCAGACTTGCCCATGCTTTAGCACAGGCTGCTAATGCCTCATCAAATTTTCCATTCATGATCAGCACGTAAGCACCTGCACGCTTAATTAATTGAATGGCAGCAATATCCTGCGACAGTGGTGTAAAGTCATGTAGTTTTATTTTGGCAGATATATCTAGCCATGTCGGCCAGTTTATCTGATAACGCCCTGCCGCCGTGGATTTTAAGTTTGGATTAACCGTTACTAATTTATGAGGATGTCCAGCATAGCTGCTGAAAAACCCTCCAGGATTTACTAGCATGTTATAACCATCATCACCGCGCCCAAAGGTGCCCTCACTAATAGAGAGCATATCCAGAAATGCCACGATATTCTCACCGACTGCATGTTCTACCGGTATTCTAGCCATGATGTTTTGAACCTTTCTTTTTCAATTCTTCGAAAAGATGATAAGCTTCATTATGTGCGTTATTGCAAAATTTCTTACCACTTGATAATTCCCTGCCGCAGTGAAGACAAAATCCTGTTCCATTCAGAGAGTTTTTCTTTCTAATTGGTATCGGATGAATTTCGGCTATTTCGTCTTCGTCAACCTTTTTCATTTTGCCGCCATATGTTCCGCTAATAATTGAGCCTGAAACCGAGATACAGCATCCGGACAAGTAAAGAAGGATTGTGTATTATTTTGGGCACGATAGCCGATACCACCTGCTTGCCCTTTTACCACGAATGTTCCCTCACCGCTGGTACTCCAATTTGTTGAACCTTCGAATCCAACTTTGCCATCTGCCACACCGCCTTTTGTGTGGCTAATCTGGTGTGTCTTACTTTGCCCTGTGACAAAATGAGTAGAGAATCCAACCGGATCTTTAGCAGCATCAGAAGTCAAGAGTCGCTTCTCATGTATACCACCTGATTGTGACTTATCTAATGTGATAAGGCAAGTGATATTTGGATCATGCACAATTTGCATTACCAGGTCATTCAATTCCTCGTCATCATAGCCAAACATATTTAAATAAAGACTGACTGTAACTCTGGATAAAACATGCTTCAATGCTTCATGAACATTGTCTCGACCGACATAAAATAGATGAAAATCAGCGGATGCTGTTGGCGAATACTGCTTTTCCAGAGTATATACAGAAAGATCATTTAATGTGAATGATTGTAGATTTGATAACATTAAGCTTTAATCCCAAAGTGATAGACAATTAAAGATGCTGTAACCGTTCCAATTACTAACAGTAGAGTCTTGAAAAATTCAACACGTACGGTATTTGCTTTTTCTTTTTGTTCATTAGCCTCAACCTGCAATTTAAGTATTGTAGCAGCTGCTTCCTGTTTGTCTTTATCATCCATTCGCTTTTCCAGTACTTCAATAATTTCGAATAAACGCTTCATAGCTTCTTTATCGTCTTTCATAGACGCAGTATTGACAGCAATTTGGTGCATGTCTTCAGCCAATTTAGTCAGAACCTCTTCTAATTTACTTTGCCGAGTTTCTAAGCCATTTTGCCTGTTTTCAATTAATGCTAATCTAACATAGTGGTCGTCTGTCATTTGTATTATATTCCTTAAATATTTACCAAATTATTTTAGTCACGGCTGAAACGGTAGTCGCTGCACGTATTGCAGCTTTCTGCGTTTGCTTATGGACAAATAATGTATTGACGTTAGCCACACCAGTCGCAAACAATCCTTGGAGCTGTAGCAGCGTCATTGTTACTGGCTGATTATTTATATCGTACCAAGCGAAGTTAGTTGGTACTGTGCCTCCCGTTACGACGATAGATTGCAAGCCTGTAATCGCACGGTTCATTAAGTCCTGACTATCTTTGTCAGCTTGAAAGGTCGTGTTCATATATGCTACTGGCTGTTGCATTGCGGCATTGTATGCGTCGTCTATCAATGCTAGTTGTGTTTGTTGTGCCGATGCTAACAACTGTGCTGTTGTGGGTGCTGGCATTGTGTAAGGTAACATGCCTTTAGGCCAGCTTGGTATTGCTAAAGCTGCGCCATCCATGTCGTCATGTACTTGATTGTTACTATCTATCCATAGTGCCATTTTGTTTTCCTTTAACGAAGTTCATACCATGTAATTGTGGCTGTCCCAGAGTAAACATAACTTCCACCAGGTGGAATGATTCCAAAAGCAGACGCACTGAAAGAGGAGCTACTATTCATGTTGGATAGTGTCAGTCCATTACATGTGAGGGTGCACGCAGTGGTTGAGCCAGAGCCTGCCGATACGACTTGAACAGATATGGGTTTGCTAGTTGTATTGTAGTAAGTTGTTCCAACTACCCTAGATGCTTTAACGTCTGTCCAAGTCTGCCCATACCCTAGACTACTCAACCCTGCCAAAGCCTCACCGACCCCAACAGGCTGCACTAACGTCGGATTAGACCAACCAGTACCGCTAGTCCATGTAGCATCTACACGCCCGACAATTCGATACTGTGATGCTGTAGTAATTGCGCTTGTTGAGTACCATACGTTTGCGGCGGTCGAGCCTGAGCCAATCGCAGTTGTGGTAATTAAGTTGGTTTCGTCAAGTTGTAATCCGCCAGTCAAATTACAAACAGCTAATTGAGGTGACCCTGCATTATAAACAATTGCGTAAATAAGAGATGTAGCAACTGCTGTTGTTGCACCCAAGGATATAGCATTACTATTCATTACAAGTGATAATGCAGAAGGTATATTGTACTCAACAGGAGTACCACTATTCAATGCAGCATTACGAAAATCTACTTTACCAGTCCCAAGTGACGCGGACACTAGATTTGACGCAGTTGACGCGGTGAAGTTTGGCATTGATGCTGAATAACGCGTATCTGATTGAGTCTGAGTTATTCCTGCAATAACGGAGTAAACATTAGTGCCATCACAGTAATATTGGTTCGCTGTTCCCTGTGTCGCTACCGCGCCAGTTCCTGCCGCTGTTTTAACGGTGACAGAAAATGCGCCAGTGGTATTATTGGCAATTATCCATTTCCCTGTTGCTGTTGGAACGATTAGATTTATATTCGCTGTGAGTGCGCCAGTTAGATTGATAATTGGATAGTTTGCTTCCAATATTGGGTCTAGTGTAACACTCACCCCGCCTGCTATATTCTTACTAAGATAAGCATCTAAAGAAGCTTCAAATTCAGCCACCAGGTTTGCAAGGTTGCCATCATCCGGAACTGTGATTCCACGGTTGACCATAAAATTTGCCAAACCGGCAGCCATAAAAGAAGACTGCCGCCAAACTTTATTCAATTTCACAGAAGCAGCAGTTCCCGCTGAAAATCCAAGAGAAGTCGTTGAATCTGCAGCATAAGCGGTTTGTGTTTCCACATTGGCGCCGACTCCTGTTGCAAAAGGTAATATATCTGTTGTTGCCATAACTTCCTCCTAATTAGCTACCATTGTTGCCCATGCAGAGTTATCAAACCCTCCAAAATAGGTATTATTTATATCGAATGAAAAAACTGGACCTGCCATATTCTGATAAATATAGTTGGATATATGTACAGTTGCAGGTTTGACATTAAATTTTCCGCTGGTCAGTAAAGCTTGGGCAATAGCGGCGGGTGCCCCTGCGCCAAGCAGTCCGAGATTTATTGTCATGTCTACATGATCTTCTATAAAGAAAGAATAACCAAATAAAGCAAATATTATATTCACCAAAGTATATGCAGACTGTTTGGAACCATCCCAATGATTATTCAGGATCCTAACTTTTATCAAAACTCTATAATAATCATCAGGCAAAGTCGTTAACCCTGTGATTGGGTCGTACGGTCCGAGCCAAACTCCCTGATCAAAACCCACTAAGTTTGTATCAAAGGCAAAGTAAACTCCAGCAAGTGGCACATCTAAATATCGGCTTACTCCAACTAATTGTCCACAAACATCTAATTGTTGTCCGACTGCTGCATCTACATCGTACAGAGCATTCATAACGCCAAGTTGATTTAGCAGGTCAACATACGGTTGCAGACTTGCTCCAACCATGTTCATGTATTTTGGTTTGGATGAATGCTCTGAAGTTATTAAATCAGTATAGTCTGTTTGGCTAGCCATCATGTCACCGTCAAGGCCACATTGGCAGGATTACATGAAGCCGCCTGATTGAATAAAATGGTCAAATCTGCGGTTCCGGTGGGAGCTGCAGAAAAACCAAGATTAAATATTGTTATTTTAAATGTTTGACCGATTCCGAGATTTATCAGAGAAGCAGAAGCTGCCGTTTGAGCTTCATAAACATCACCTCCGATTGCTAAAGAATTGACAAAAGCCGCCAAGGTGTTTTGTATAGCAACACCAGTGGTTGAAACGTATCCGGGTAACGCTTTGATGGTTATGGCAAAGTAAATCGGGATAAGAGTGAGGATAAAATAATTAATAGTTGTTGGCAATCCGTATTGATCATAAACAGCAACTGGGGTAGAGCCGTAGGTTTGAGCACCTGTCATCTTTTTACTGGCAACCGCTGCGGCAATATCTGCACTTGAACCACCTTCAGTTACCGCACTTATGCTATGAGCTGGAATACCATTTGTATCAGTTGTGCCAGTATCATTTTCGTAAACCATCCAACGAATCACACCGGTAACGTTACCTATTGCTGCAGAAATTGCTTCTTTCGGACCGAGAGCAGGCAAAGCGGTAGAAATAGCCTGTCTAGCACGTGCCTCGGGATCAGTTTCAACCGCTGCACCAACCGTGCTGTCCACAGTTGAAATGAAACTTTGCCACCCAAATTGTGGAGTGAAAATAGAATTAATGGTACCCAGTGCTGCTGATATGTTTCCAGATTTAACAGCCGTCACCGTTACTGATATTAAACCACCTACCGGTATCGTAACGGAAGCAGGAAGAGCCCATTGGTTACCATTTCCATCTTGAACAATTCCGTTTGTTATGACTGTTCCAGCGACACCTACTACATTCCCTTGAGATGTTGAATATGAAGGAATATTTCTTGTTAAACCATTTAATTTTAATAATAAGGAAAGACCAGCACCTTGAGCATAAGTAGGGGAAAAGCCTTGAAACACAGCAACAGCTGCTTGATTACAGTCATTTATTGCAGAAGCCATAGCAGCAAGCCACTGGCCATCTTGTGAGTCCGGTTGAATATAAATGGAAGAACCATATATTCCTTGGAAAATAGCAATTAAACTTTGGAGTATATCATTGTAAGAAGGTGCAGAGATCCCACTGGCATCAACAGTAGCAGCTAAAGTAGGTAGTGGATAAGTTGCCATTCTTTTCCTAGGATAAACATGATCATTTCAATGTTTAATTATGCCAGAAAAAGGCAAAGGGTACAAAATTATTTTGATCACAATACGGTAGAAATTTGAGCAGTTCCATAAATAGTATTGATTGTACAGTTTACCACTGCTGCCCTAGTGGTCGGATTAACTCCACTAGAATAGGCTATTATCCCAGTTACCCCTAAAGTGTTTAATATGACTTCTTGAATTGCCTGGTCGTAACTTGATACCTTTCCAGCACCAATAATCTTGGAGTCATAAGGGGTACCCGCTTCTAAATCTAAAAAGTATTCGCCTTGTATTAAACCAAGTCGGGTTTTCACTGCTTGGGCAACAGCTTCAGATTGATCCTTGTAAAAGTTACCGGCGCCTTGTCCAAAGGTATAATCATCATCTGAATCTAATTTTCTGTATATCATAATTTACTCCGCTTGAACAACAGATGTTTGGGATGTAGCACCAGCAACTGTGGTGGGTGCACCTGTATTTGCACCACCGTTTCCATTTGAATGGACATGCCCGCTTGCCCAAGTAGCAAAGGCAGAATTTAAAAGCTTCTTCAAAGTGGCACCGGTATTTTTCAATATAATGCTAGGAGCAGTAATTGTGGCAGCACCTGCAGCATTTACTGTAGCATTAGTAGAATTTACTATAACATTGGTAGAAACAACGGTTACCATTTCTTCTACCAAATCTATGTAGGTGCTTCCAGCATTAGACCTAAGCTGTACCGAATTTGTGGATATTGCTGACGGAATATGGGGAAGCGATTTTATCCCAACAAATACCATACCATCTGATAAGTCATGCATCCGCAACATGGATTGTTGTTGTATTCCACCGGATTGCCACCATGCGTCTATACAACGTGAAGAGAAAGCAACAAGACATTCATCACCTGCGGTAACTGGAAAAGTTAAAGTATAACCACCACCAGACGGAAATTGAACAGGGCAGTCCACAAGTAATGGTAACTTTATCCAACTTTTAGTACCGTCAATTTGTGATTCAATAAGAGCCTTCAGTGCTGGCTGCACCACACAGGTCTGTTTGGTGGCATCGAAGGACTGAATAATTCCAGGCATACATGTCTGGATATCAGCTTGCCAACCGCTTAGTGCTGCTATCAACGAATCCTGGTCACTTTCAACTCTTTCTCTTCTATCCATTAGCTTGCTCCAACTGAGTTATTTTTTACAGCTGTCCTATCAACAGCTAAGCATATTATTTCAGAATACCACTCTTGCCCTCGGGTATCACCTGAATGCTCCACCGCAAAGGCGCGGTAAAATCCATCTGGTGAAAGAGCAGCATTATATTGTATTCCTGCCCACTGATTGTACGGTATTGCTGCTGCGTCTGGATTGGCTTGCATTAGTTGAACTATTTCAGATTCATTTAATTGTACTAAACCACCTATTCTCAGACGGCTATTCAGAAGACATTTTACCTTTATCCCTGAATCAGTTTGTTCAGGCATTCCAATCATACCGGTTGCGGTATTGATAACAACCGCTTCCCCTTCAAGATATCCGGTATTTTGAATCAGTGTTACCTTGCCATCCTGAATAGACCAAGATGAATCCAACGTATTGGCTATGCCGCGCAACCTTGCCCTAGCCATCCCGAACAGAACAACACCTCTAATGTTCGGAACATGTTGCTTATCTATAGTCAAAGACCCTATATCCAATCCTCCGACCTTAGGCATCGAACTGGCGCATCTTGCTGCTAACTGAGCTGGTGTTGCCCCTGCCGCTACAGTTTCACATAAAAATCCTTGATTATATCCGGTATCACCTTCCGCACATAGAATATCTAGATAAGTATCTGTGGCATTTTCTTTTCCGATTTTGAATTGCTTTATCGACCCTTTAAATATCGCGCCATAGTTTCCAGTCTGGTATCCAGCATTTAGAGTCATGTCCTGAAACTCATATTTTTTGAGGGATTGTAATGTCTTTTTAGAAAGATTATAAACCCGGATGGCACAGTTATTTGGGCTTTCGCTGTCTGCATTTTGGGTAGAGAATTTTATACGGAATTCTGATAGGTCTAATACCTCATTGGCGTTAGACAACAATAATCCTATTTTGCGAATCCATTGGTTATGTTGTGTCATGGCGTAACAAAATATAAATGACCAACAGTGCCAAGATTATCATAAGTCGGGTTTTCAGAGGGCGAATCGTCCACCTGGGCAATCAATGCACCACCAAGATTAAGGTAAGCATAAGATTGCAGTAGATCTACATTTGCCACAAGGGGAATACCGGATAATATTTTATTCCCAAGGTTATCTAACAAATCAATGACCCAAACTGAGACCGGGTCGCACCAATAAAGTGAAATGTTATAATTTATTCCTGCTAGGCTTATTGAAAAATTCTGAGCTTCAGGTGTGGTCGGAATTTCATAAGTAGTTGTCATGGGTTAACCCCTTTCAAAGCGGCAACAGGAATAGCTGAAATACTGCCTTTTGAAACAGGAGAGGCGGTCTTTGCTGGTTTGGCTTGAGTGGACTTTGGCAACTCGGTTGTATAAGAGTTAACCAGTATTATTTGTTTACATGTCATAGTAATTGGTAACGAGTGCTCGGTTTTAAAATCGTTTTCGCTCATCAATGTCTTACAAACCATGTTGGTATAAACCCTTTTTCCAGTATAAAGGGTAAACAAAGCCCTGCGAGACTGTAACTGTAATAACATGCCGTATATCATTTTTATTTGATCTACTTCAGAACCATTCAGCCCAGAAAGCAATCCGTATGCCCCTTGAACAATGCTTCCAACATTTGAAATAGCACTTATAGCTGGACTCAAAGAAGCCGCTGCCGCAAGACCTGCATTAATCAAAGAACCATTGGAGCTTGGTGAATTTGACCACCCCAGTTTTAGAGTGACTTCGGCAGGGTGCTTAAACATGTGGTCAGTAATATTAGCGCCTTGCTCCATTGGATGATCGGTTATTTCCATCTCGTCGTGGTGCTTTTCTTCTACCACAGCTTGTGCGGTAAAGTCACCCATTATTGATCCATCCTGAAGAACAATATTCTTAAATCCACGCTGCGGACGCACCAGGATTGATTCTATACCAAGAGTCAGACCAGCTTCTACAAAACCAGAATATCCGCTCATCCTGCCACCATGCCTTTCATGTTACGGACTCTATCCGCCATTGCTCTATTCTGAGCATCAACCGTCTTGTCTGCAATATCTTTTGCATTTGCCCCTGTAATATTAAATACATTATTCTGTACAATTGAAGCTGAATTGTTGCCACCTTGTCCGCCAAGTGTGGCCGCTAAAGTACCACGCCGCGCCGCTTCCGCATCTGTGGCAAAAGGGATCTCGTACTTTTTACTAACTAGAGCACCGCTTGCAGATGCGGAAGTCTGGTGTCTAAGTTGTGCCCCGACACCTTTAAATTTTCCTTCCAACATTTCGTAATTCAAAAAATCCAATTGTTCTTTGACGGAAGAACCTTTTATATCCTTACCGAAATGCTTTTTAAATTCAGCTTGTCTGTCTGGATGCCATTGAGCCAAACCGTATGCTGCTCCGTGATCCCCGACTGCTGCCGGATTAAGTTGACTTTCCGTAATTATATTTGCCGCGATACCTGCAGCTTGTGCCTTACTCCAACCGTAGGATTGTAATTGTTCAACAATGTTATCCTTAGTTATGGCAGGGGTAGATGACGAAGAAGGTTGTTTTATTTTTCCCGACATTTCATGTCTATTCACATGCTCATCTTTAAAATAAACTCCGTCCTTTCCAACATGCAATTTCGGGACTTGTAATTTTTTAAGGGCTTCTCGGGCATCACCGTTGAGGATTTTTTCCCATCCCACCATGATATGATCCATCCAGGTGGCAAGTGTTTTGAAAGCTGGTGCTACTTTTATTAATACCAACTGTCCTAAAACCTCAAATCGTGCATTAAGCCTATCTAAGTCAGCGGTGTATTCTAACATTGTACCTTTAGCTTTGTCAGGATCAACACCAGAATCTTTGTACATGCCTAGCATTTCTGCTTTTTTCTTTTTCAATTCGTCCATGTGATTTATCATTTGGTGATAATCATCAGGGCTTATTCCGAACATGCTAGCGTATTGAACAGCTTGATATTCCGGCATATCTTTCAAAGCGCCA